GCGGCGGCGGGGGCGGCGGCAGCTGCACCTAAACACATATCGCCACACGCATGAGCAACCCCACCCCCCTACCCCCCACCGCGCAAAAGCGCCCCCCGAAAAAAAATTCTAATGATTTGGTGGTGAATAACCCTTTTGTCGAATTTGTCAAGCTCTACAAAAATAACCCTGTCCTCTTTGTCAAGGAGGTGCTTAACACCGAGCCTGATGCGTGGCAAGTGGAGTTCCTCAACCACATCGCTGCAGGCAACCGCCGCATCTCTGTCCGATCAGGACATGGTGTTGGAAAGTCCACCGCAAGCGCGTGGGCGATGATTTGGTATCTATTCCTGCGCTTCCCTGTCAAGGTGGTGGTCACTGCGCCGACATCCAGCCAGTTGTATGACGCGCTCTTTGCCGAGGTCAAGCGTTGGGTTAAGGTGCTGCCACCCATGCTGCATGACCAGTTGGAGGTGAAGCAGGACCGCATTGAGGTCAAGGACGCCAACGAGGAGGCGTTCATCTCTGCTAGGACAAGCCGCGCCGAGCAGCCCGAAGCGCTCCAGGCCGTCCACAGCGACAACGTGATGCTGGAGGATAAAGAGAAGACAGGCGTGCCTGAGAAAGTGTTTGAGGCGGCATCAGGCTCAATGTCAGGCCACAACGCCGTCACGCTACTGCTGGGCAACCCTGTGCGTTCCAGCGGCTTCTTCTACGACACCCATAATCGATTGGCGGGTGACTGGGTCACCATGCGCGTGTCCTGCGCCGACTCTCCGCGAGTGTCTGAGGCTTACATTGAAGAGATGAAAGCGCGGTATGGCGAGGAGTCCAACGCCTACCGCATCCGCGTATTGGGCGAATTCCCTAGAAGTGATGAAGATACTGTGATCCCTATGGAGCTGCTGGACTTGGCGATGAATCGTGACGTTGAGGCGAGTCCTTATGCGCCACTGGTGTGGGGATTGGACGTTGCGCGGTTTGGCTCAGATCGATCTGCGCTGTGCAAGAGGCGTGGAAACGCGGTGATTGAGCCGATCAAGACTTGGAAAAACTTGGACCTGATGCAGTTGACTGGTGCGGTGGTGGCTGAGTTTGAGGCGTTGGCGCCGAGCGACAGGCCAGAGGAGATACTGGTGGACTCCATTGGATTGGGCGCTGGCGTGGTGGATCGGTTGAAAGAGTTGAATCTGCCTGCTCGCGGCATCAACGTGTCTGAGAGTCCAGCTATGGGCGGTACTTACAGGAATTTAAAGGCTGAGCTTTGGTACAAGGCCAAGGCGTGGCTTGAGCAGCGTGACTGTCGGTTACCCAAAGATGAGCTGCTGGTGGCTGAGTTGGCGACTGTGCGTTATATGTTTACAAGCAACGGCAAGATTCAGATTGAGAGCAAGGATGACATCAAGAAGCGTGGATTGGCGAGTCCTGATAAGGCTGATGCGTTTTGTTTGACGTTTGCATCAGATGCGGTGATTGGCATGATGGGGTCAAAGGCCAGCGCCAAGTGGAATCAGCCGTTGAAAAGAAACCTCTCAAGGGTTGCATAATTCGTTAATTGTTTTTAAAGGGGTATTCAAATGAAGATGACCAAAGCGGCCAAGAAAGTTGGCAAGGTGATGGGTGAGTACAAGGCAGGCACATTGCACAGCGGCAAGGGCGGCAAGGTAGTCAAGAATCCAAAGCAGGCTATTGCCATTGCAATGTCTGAGGCGAAGATGCCAATGCGCGGCAGCCGTACAGCCAAGAACATGAAATCAAAGGGGATGAAGTAATGGCGACACTAAAACGCACCATGGATCAAGCCATGGATCAAGACGAGGGCTATGAGGGCGGCGAAGAGAGCTGCCCCATGGCAACGCAAGACATCACGCTGAATTTGAAGAATCGCGCCAAGGCGATTAACTCTGCCAACTATGGTCCAGAGAATCCTAAGTTGCCAAACAAGCAGTTTTGGATGGAGATGGCGCGTGAGTGGGAAGTTGACCCCGAAGAGGCAAAGATGAGCGTGTGCGGTAACTGCGCCGCGTTCAATCAGGATGACTCCATGCTGGAGTGCATCGCCAAAGGTATTGGCGAAGAGGGCGACCCATGGGCGATGATTGAAGCTGGCGACTTGGGTTATTGTGAGATTTTTGATTTCAAGTGCGCGTCCAGCCGTACTTGTTCAGCTTGGGTGGTGGAAGAAAATGAGGAAGAGAGCGATTCTGATGATGGCCAATCCTTACTCACAATCAAGATTGGAACAAGAAATGAAGACTAAGCCTGGGCTTTATGCCAACATCAATGCCAAGCAAGCGCGTATCAAAGCAGGCTCTGGCGAGAAGATGAATAAGGTTGGCTCCAAGGCCGCGCCGTCTGCTGCTGACTTCAAGTTGGCGGCAAAGACTGCCAAGAAGCCAAAGCCAAAGAAGTGATCTCACCGATTTGCATCAGCACAGTACACGGCAAAGGTTTGCGGGTGATGCTCACAAGCATTGCCGAGTATTGTCCAGAAGTGCCTGTCTATTTGCGCGGTCCAGAGTCCATTATTGGCGGCTTTGACGCTGACCTCAAAGTCTTTGGCAAGCCAAGCAATTTCGGAGATGACTACAACGACATCATGGATCGCGCCTTTGCCGATGGCTTTGGCTCTGTTGTCTGCGCCAATGATGACATTGTGCTGACCCCCACCAGTTATCGGTATCTGATGGAGGATGTATCTCAATTGATACACGAAACTGGCGAGCCAGTGGGATGGGTGTCAGCAAGATGTGACGCGGCGCGTCCTGTGCAGAATGTGCGGAGCAATCCCTTTGATCAGCAGTTGCACTACTTCAAGTACCCCTATGAGGATGCCATTGTGCCGATGGAGGTACTTAGTCCCATCTTTGGTTGGATTAGCCTCGATGCGTGGAATTGCTTCAAGTTCCCACCGCTGAATTGGTACTCAGATGATGTGCATTGCGAAGACTTGCGTGCAGCGGGTTTCCACCATTATTTGTCGCGGTCCTATGTCCACCACATTGGCAGCCAGACTGTTGGCATGGACGGCAACCGACTGACCCAGCAGGCAGTGCCATGGATAAGAAAGAATCGACCTCAATATGCAGCCGTCTGGTTTAACTCTTAATCTCGGATCGGGCAAAGATCGCCGCGATGATTGCGTGAATGCTGACATTCGCGCTGATGTTGGCGCCGACTGGGTGGTGGATATTTGCAAGCCTTTGGACACCGATATGCGCTTTGCCAAGATCATCGCCAATGATGTGCTGGAACACCTACCCGACTTGGTGGCCGGCATGACCAACTGCCGCGACTTGTTGGTGGATGGCGGCGAGATGCACATTCATGTCCCCTATGACTTGAGCTATGGCGCGTGGCAGGACCCGACCCATGTGAGAGCGTTTAACGAGAAGTCTTGGGTGTACTACTGCGAATGGGCGTGGTATTTGGGATGGCAGGGCAGCAGATTTGAGCTGGTGCATTTGGAGATGCGTCTCAGCGACTATGGTGCGAGTCTAAAATTACCGCAAGATGAGTTGATGCGGATGCCTCGCGCCGTTGACTCTATGTATGTAGTCCTAAAGAAAGTCCCATATGAAAACACCCGCATGGCAGCGTAAAGAGGGAAAAAGTCCGAGTGGCGGTCTAAATGCCAAGGGACGCGCCAGCGCCAAGGCCGAGGGCATGAATCTGAAAGCGCCAGTGAAGTCTGGTGACAATCCGCGCAGGGCGTCATTCCTTGCGAGAATGGGCAATATGCCTGGTGCTGAGATGAAAGACGGCGAGCCAACGCGCTTGCTGCTGAGTTTGAAAGCGTGGGGCGCTTCAAGCAAGGCCGACGCGAGGAAAACGGCAAAAGCCATATCAGCAAGGAATAAGGCAAAAAAATGAGCGAATTACCTATCACTACCGACATGGGCGCAATTGAGCCAATGGATGAAACCGAGTTGCAGGGCATTGTCTCTGGCGAGCTGGAGGACGCTGTCAGTTACATCGACTCTGATGTGTCACCGATTCGCGCCAAGGGTACTGAGTATTACCGAGGCGACCCCTTTGGCAACGAGGAAGATGGCCGCAGCCAAGTAGTGGCGATGGAGGTTCGCGACACTGTCAGCGCCATGCTGCCCAGCCTGATGAAAGTCTTTTTCAGCTCTG